TTTAGGAGAAGATAGTGCAGGTTCTAATGATTGGACAGCAGTTAATTTAGCAACACACGATCAATTTACAGATACTCCTACCTTCAACTCTACTTCAAATGGTGGTAACTTTATGACTTATAATGGAATTTTAATAGGTTCAAATAATAATTTAGCTGAAGGTAATTTAAAAAGTACAGGTAGTGCAGCAGGTAACAATTCAGGTAATTTTGGTATGGTTACTGGAAAATGGTATTGGGAGTGTAAAGCATCAACAGTTAGTGCTTATGCTCCTACTTTTGGTATAGGACAAACAGGTCATGCAGGTACAGATGGATTATATTATATAATTACATGGCAAACTTCCGCAGGACAAATTTATACTGGTGGAGGCTCTCCAGTAGGAATGGGTACAATTAGTTCAAATAGCACAGGAGTAACTACACTTTCTTCAGGAGATATTTTAAGTTTTTGGTTAGATTGTGATAATGGAAAATTATGGATAGGTAAAAATGGAACTATCCCTAATTCTGGTGATCCTGCAAGTGGAACTAATCCACAAGCAAGTTGGTCTAGCATACCTGAAGAAAGGTTTTTTACACCAACGTGCCAAAATGTAAGTTCTGGTGTAGGTATATTAAATGCAGGTCAAAATCCTAGCTTCAATGGGACTCAGACCGCAGGAACGTATACTGATAAAAACGGTTATGGATTATTCGTATATGATCCTAGTGCTACAGATTTTATAGCTTGTTGTGCCGCCAATTTACCAACTAACACATTAGTATCACCTGCCGAAACTGACGACAATTATCCACAGAAATTGTTTGGTGCTTACACTTATGTAGGAAATAATGATGGTGATAGAACTGTATCAACAGATTTTCAAGCAGATAAAGTATGGATAAAAGTTAGAAGTATTGTAGATAATCATTATATTCAAGATTCTACCAGAGGATTTGGGTTTAGTAAATCTATTAGTCCTAATGCAACAGGAGCAGAAGGAGCTAATGGTGGAGCTCCAACTACTACTAAAGTAGATTCTGTATCTTCTTCTAATATGGTAGTTACTGGAGCAGATTTTACTTATTCAAGTGCAACTTATGTTGCTTGGCTTTGGAGAGCAAATGGTGGTACAACCTCTAGTAATAGTAATGGCTCTATAACATCTACAGTACAAGTTGATCCTAGTGGTTGTTTTTCTATTGTAACATATACAGGTCAATCAACAGCTGCAACTGTAGGACATGGATTAAGTAGTGCTCCTGATTTTATTATGGTTAAATCAATAGATGATACTCGTAATTGGGCTGTATATTATGGAGATACTGGAAAAGCATTACAATTAAATAATTATAATGCAGCAGATTCAGGTTCATATTGGAATAGTACAGCTCCTACAAGTAGTGTATTTAGTGTAAATGATGTAAGTGAAACTGGTAAAAGTGAAGATTATGTAGCCTATGTTTTTTCAAATTGTAGCGGATATATTCAATCTGGAACATACGTAGGAAACGGCAGCACAGATGGTGCATTTGTCTATACTGGACTAAGACCTGCATGGATCATGTGCAAAAGAGTAGACAGTTCAAGTTTTGGTAATTGGAGAGTAATGGATAATGCTAGAGATCCAAATAATGTAGGAGATAGATCATTACTACCTAATAGTACTCAAGCAGAAGAAGGTGGTTCAAGTGATTATGTAGACCTGTTAAGCAATGGTTTTAAATTAAGAAATACAGCAAATTGGAACTCTAGTGGTGGAACTTATGCTTACTTAGCAATGGCAAAAAATCCCTTTCAATTCGCAACAGCTCGGTGATTAACATGATAGTTTTTTTAATAATACTTAAACAACAAGCTTACATACAAAGGAGAAAAATATGTGGGGTAAAATAGAAGCAGGAAATATAATACAACTTTATAACTATCCTGTAAATTTAACAGACGCACAAGGAACAGTATATCCAAAAAGTTATTTTCAAGATAATACTAAACTAGCTGAGTTTAGTGTTTATCCTGTAACTATGGTTAATAATCCACCTAGTAACACTGAATTATATTGGGATGGTGGTATTAATCATGCTTGGAATAGTGATGATTCAGTGATTGAAGGCACATATAGTTATATTGCTAAAAATATTAATGATGTAAATGAAGTATGGACACAATCTGAAATAGATGATGGTCAAGCACCAAGTGGTACATCTGCTAATGATCCAAAGTTAGATGAAGATGGTAATCAAATAGTAACACTAGGATTAAAATCAACAATTATAGCACATATTAAAAGTCAACAAGCTTTTTTATTAAGCGAAACAGATAAATGGATAGTAAGAAAAGTTGAAAAAGATATTGATGTTCCTACAACTGTTACTACTTATAGAGATAATATAAGAACAGCAAGTGATACTATGATAACTGCCGTAAATGATGCTTCTACATTTGATGCCGTTAAACTTTTATTTAATAATGCTACTTATAATGATGATGGATCATTAAATACACCTTCAACACTTTATAATTTTCCTAGTGTACCACAAGGAATGCCAAAATAATGAGTGATGATATATCACATAAAGCATTAACTGCAATAGAGAAACACACCGCAGAGTGTTCAATGTATCGCATAGGGGTAAATGCTAGGTTAAAAAGGTTAGAGAGGGTTATATACACGTTTGTAGGGCTTGTAATAGCTGATTATTTTAAAATATTTAGTATTATAAAAGGAATAGCAGATGAAGTTATCTAAAAATTTTTCATTAGCAGAATTATGTAAATCACAAACAGCTACAAGAAAAGGTATTAATAATATTCCTGATAGTTCTTTTGACTCTGATATTATAGATAATTTAAAAGCTTTATGTCAAAATGTTTTACAACCTATTAGAGATAATTATAATGCACCATTTTCTCCATCTTCAGGTTATAGATGTCCAGAATTAAATACAGCTATAGGGGGATCAAAAACATCACAACATTCTAGAGGATTAGCAGCCGATATAGAAATAGCAGGTGTACCTAATGCAGTTCTAGCTCAATGGATAGAAGATAATTTAGATTACGATCAATTAATATTAGAATTTTATAAAAAAGATATACCGAATAGTGGTTGGGTGCATGTTTCTTATAATATAGAAGAATTAGCTCTAGTTAAGAATCGCAAAGAATCTTTAACCTTTGATGGTAAAAAATATATGAAAGGATTAATTTACTAATGGCATTACCTTTAATTGGCGGATTACTTAGTTCTGTAGGAGATATCGCAGGTACATGGGTAAAAGGCAAAATGGAAGAAAAGAAAGCTCAAACAGAGATAAAAGTTGCAAAAGCTAAAGCAGAAGCCACTGTGTATGAGAAACAAGCTACAGGCGAGCTTGATATGGAGAAATCTCTTACAGAACAAATGGGTGGTTCTTGGAAAGATGAAGCATGGACAATATTTTTTATAGCAGTCTTAGCTTGTTGTTTCCTGCCATGGACTCAAGATGCAGTACAGAAAGGGTTTATATTTTTAGATGAAAGTACGCCAGATTGGTTTGCTCATTGTATTTATATTTCTATTAGTGCTAGTTTTGGTTATCGTGTGGGTAAAGGTGCAATCGGTGCAATAAGAGAAGTAAAAGGACAAAAAGCAGTAGCACCTAAGAAAGCACAAAAAGAAGCAGAATAATGCCTAGATTAAGCCATACCCAAATGAAAAGATTAACAGCTTTGGTTCGAGTTTATGGTTCAGAAAATATTGGACAACTTTCTACAGAAGTTAAAACTAAACTAATATCAGAAGGCTATGCTGATGCAAATGGTCATGGTGATTTGAAGTTATCTGATAAAGGAGTTAGTGAAATAGAAAGACTATCTAATATAATGGGGTTAATAAATCAAGATTAACGGAACTGTGGTCCAGAAAACCATCCTACAACAGCCCATCTCTCTCCTTTGGTTATATTGGTTACCCTATGGGGTATAAAGCTACTGAAGGCTATTATATCGCCTTTATCAGCCTTAATTTCTTGTATGTTTTCCCCAAAGAACTGTAATTTACCACCTTCATAATCATTATTTAATAAAATAGACATACTTAACTTTCTATTACTAGAATCACCATTGCCAATATCTACATGCCAATCATATCCTATAGAACCTGCATTATATCTTAATAATTGTGGTCTTTCTATTAATCCAGATAAATTATATTCATAAATATTTTCGTTTATTGACCTAATTGTAGAAACTAATAATTCATCTACCCAAGTTTCTGAATGATGTATTCTCCATACGTCAACTTCTCTAATAGATACAACTTTTTTATTAGTTTTTGCAGGTGTTTGAATTTTACCTTTAGTGTGTTCAGATATTTTATGTAAATCTATAAATCTTTTACAACTTTTAGATGTAATATGTCCTGCATTACAAACACCATGAGAACCACCTAATATTGGGGGTATAGCTAAATTCATTTGATTTCCTTAGTTATTACAAAAGCCATAAAATTATATGATTGCCATATTTTAGTTACTTGACCTAAATTTTCTAATTCTTTGTATAGCTGTGATTCTGACAAACAAAACATAGAATTAATTAATTGCATTTCTTTATCTAAAATTTCTTTGTCTTTAAAGCTTTTTCTTTTTTCTTCTAAATGGAGTTTATGCATTAATGTTTGTAATATTGTATTATCTAAATATACTTTTTCAGCTATTAAAAAAGTAGTATCATTATTAATATGATATTTAATATGTTCTAAAACATTTTTTCTTTTTTTATGAGATAAAAATTGTAGTGTAAATATACTTGATATTACAGAATAATTATTTTTTAAAGAATAAAATAAATAATCTTCTATATCTTGTTGAATAAAATGCCAATTATTATTTTTAGAACTATTCTCTTTAAAATTTATATTATCTACACCTATATATCTGCAATCATTTTTTTTCTCTATAGAAGATAGCAAATGTCCTGTAGAACAACCTAAATCTAATACTACAGTATTGTATTGTGAATAATAATTAATAAGATTTGAAAAGTTTTTAATTAAGGTGTCATAATGTGGTATTGACATATTAATATGTTTATCAAAATTATCTATTTTTGAAAAATCAAACATTATTATGAACCTTTTGTATTCTAGTTCCTAGCCATTCCATTACATTTATTGACATAGCTCTACCTATAGCCTCATATCTTTTTGAAACTGGAGCTTGTTCTTTTGGCTTACCTCTATAGGGAATTTGAGTATAGTTATCTGGCAAACCTTGTAATCTTTCGCATTCAATAGGTGTTAATCTTCTTATGGTCTTAATTTTATCTCCAAAAACTATAGGTTGTCTATTACCACCTGTCATTGCTGTTAATGTAGGTGAAACTTCATCTTTATAAATTCTTGCTGTTTTATCTGGAGTTGAAGTTTCCATTACAGTAATAGAAGGTATATCATTAGCTGTTAGTGTAAATGAAACATCTTTTTCAGACCATGGTGCGCCATTACTTTTTGTATGGGAATCTCTTATTACCACTAAATTTTCTGTAATATTTTTTTTAGATTTATCGGAAGTTCTTTTTTTCTTTCTTCTGCTTGGGTAAGGATTTTCTGGCATTGGTTCTTGGTTAAATAATACTTTGGCAGGATTTCTCCAGTCTCTATAATGTCCGATAACGAAGATACGCCTTCTTCTTTGTGGAATTGCTCTGGGAAAGCGACTTGTTCTGACATACTGAGTGTCAAGAACCCTGTAGGCGAACCCATACCGCAATTCTGCCAACGCTCCGAGAAAGGTTGCAAGGTCTTTTCCTCCGTTAGATGACAAGATTCCATTAACATTTTCCCAGACGATCCATTTGGGTTTAATTCTGTCAATAAGTCGTATAAACTCAAGTGCGAGGTTTCCTCTATCTTCTCCAAGCCCTTTCCTAAGCCCTGCAATACTAAAGGTTGCACAGGGTGTTCCTCCAACAAGGATATCTGGTTTTGTTCCGATTGTTTGTTTTGTGATTTTGGTAAAGTCTCCATAATTTTTTACCTCTGGATAGTGATATTTTAACACAGCAGAACGAAACTCTTCTATCTCTGAAAAACCTATAGGTTTCCATCCTAATGGATTCCAAGCAACTGAGCAAGATTCAATTCCGCTACAAATTGATAAATAATTCATTTATCTTTGATTACAAATACAAATATTATGCTTCTTATTATATAAATATTCACAAGCTATTGCTATAGATGGCGATATCTTTTGCTTGCCAGATTCTATATAACTTATAGACATTCTAGTTTTTAAACCAAATAAATCAGCCACTTCTTGTTGATTGTATCCCATTTGTTTGCGCCATTTTTTAAATTCTTCTTTTGTTTTAATCATAAATTATTTCCATTCACTATTTTTATTTTTTAATTTTTTTACTTGTTTTATTAATGTATCTTTTTTTAACCTTCTATCGAGTTCTATACCATGACCTCTAGCTAAAATTTCTAATTCTTTTTTTGTCATGTTTTCTAGTTTCTTTTTTGTTTTAGATTTTGTTTTTGGTTTTTCTGGAACAAACCAATTATTCAACCATTCAAACATAATAATATCTCCTATAATAAATAGAGTATCTGTAAAAATATTTTATACTAAATATAGTGTATATAAACAAATTTGTAAATAATAATTTAATTTATTAATAATGTTTTTATTTTAGCTAATCGTATATTTTCTTCAAGAATCTGATTCCATATGACTTGAAAGTCTTTATCCTCTGCTTGATCCCTTGCTTCAATACAATTATCTATTCTTTTTTCCCATGTTCTTTTATCTTCTACATCAAAAGTAACTTTATGTTCTATTTCAAATGTTTTCATTTTCCTTGCCCTCTATATTTTTTATATTGTCTACGTTTATGTTTATTTAGTGGTCGACTTCTATTGCTATTACCTATGCTTGTTTTTTTAGGATAGGTTTCTATTTTAGTTTGAGTAGATTTTTTTGCCATTTTTTCTCCTATTATTTTTTATTTCTTTTAAATGTTTAAAAGGTTTATTTTCCTTCATTAAAAACCAAAAACCACAATCATATTGTAATAAACATATCAAGTTATAATAACCACCACTCATTTTACCTTTACCACTTTCCCATCTAGCTACACTAGGTTTACTTGCACCTAATAATCTAGCAAATTGTTCTTGAGTAAATTTTAAAGGTAAACTTTTTCTAACTTCTTTTAATGTCATATATTCCATATTAATATCCTAGTTAAGTACACTATGCCCTCTGCCTATTAAACATTGCCTAATTGGTGCAGAGTCTTTGTCGCATTGCCACCAAGGTTTATCCCAACAACTAAACTTACTCCCAACTATTTCAGCAGTCAATTCTCGGCATTCTAATATATCCCTAGTAAGCTCTCTTGGTTCTTTGCTTACCCTTGCATCTACAATAGGTTTCCATGTAGGTGTGCAAGCTCCTAAGCTGATTAAACAGCATATTATAATTAATGTTTTCATTTATATCCTCCCCAATATCCAGAATAGTTTTTAGGTTCTTTAACAGATTTATTCATTTGATACAAAGTTACAAAAGTTCCATCTTGTAAAGGTACTACTAATTTTATTCTTCCATCATCTGAAAAATAAATCTTAGAGTCTGCTAATCTTTCAGCAAATTGTTTACTAACTTTTTTCATATTATTTGCTCCTCAATAAGATAGCTTTCAAATTTTTCCATATTGCCATCAAAAAATGTTTTGCCTATAGCTTTTCCCAAAGTAAATTCTTCAATTCTAATATTAATATCATTATTAATGATTGTAACTGTATAATGATATTCTCTATCAGCATGTAGTGATGGGGAATCAATAAACTCATAAACACGATTATCATTTTTATATTTTAAATTAGCAATTCCATAAATAAAGCTAGGTAATAAATTTGTTTCTTGTTGCGTTTGGATTAAATAAAGAACCCCATATAAATCTTTACCTGCTCCTCCTACATACCCATCCATATGTCTGTAAAAGTTAATTTTAGAAGTTTGACTTCTTACTGTTAGTGTTGACCTAGTACTCATTTTATAATTCTCCTTGTGATATATCGTATTTATTTAACACTTTATTAGCAAATTCTAACCCACATCTAAGGGTGCAAAAATTACCATATTTTAATTCATATGTTTCTCCATCCCAAATATTAAAAGATGAAATTTTGTCTGGTTGATTAGTCCATGATGCTAATTGTAAATTACTTATTATTCCGTTACCTATATAATTATAATCTTCATCAAATAAATGATTGTATTCACCTTTATAATTTGAATGATAAATCATTTTTTTATGTGATTTTTTACCGCAGTTACGGCAAGTTAAATTTTTACTGCTCATTATAGTTCTCCATATTGTGTTGCTAAATAATTTTCAGATATTTGTTTTTTACCTTGCCACATACTTAAATTGCGTAAATTCCATAAATATTTATACTTTTGTGATAAACCTTTTTTTCTAGCCATATCTAAAGCATTTGAAATTTCTTTTGAGTCTAAGTTAAAACCTGAATTAACCACTATTTCTTCATAAGAAGATAAAGCATCAGTAGGAATTTTTGGAGGCATATTATGTTGAATCATGCCAATATTATGTTCTGCAAACTTTATATTTTCTTTAATATTTTCAATAACTCTTTGATACATTATATTTCTCCCTCAATTTTTCTCATTTCTTGATTCATTTTAATTTCAATATCAACGGTATCCCATACAACCTTAATATCTTTTAATCTTCTTTTAATATTTCTAATACAAGCACCTAAATCTGAACCGCCTATACCTTGAGTACCTTCTCTAATAATATCGCCAAAAAGATCTTCTACTTCGGATTCTATAATCATGTCTATTTGTATTGATTTACTGTTATTCATTTTATTCTCCATTTTTAATTATAGCAAAATCGCTATAACTTATTATAACATGAATATATATATTAAGTAAAGTTTTTTTTACTAAAAATAAACTATATTATGCTATTAATGTTAAAAATGGCTGTTTTCTAGGGTTTTTTATTTAAATTATTTTGAATAATTTTCATATTCTTGATGTAATTTTTGCCATATTTCTAAAGCATGAGAATCAGTTTTAAAATCAGCTCTTGTTCTGACACCTGTAATTGTTCTTATTCCTTGCTGAATACTTGCTATATTATTAGGTTCTATTTCAGGCAATTTAGTTTTCAACCAAGTTCCAAAAGCAATGTCTTGTCCTAGTATTCCTGCTTGTTGAATAGCTTTTATTGCTTTGTTGCTTACTTCATTTTTAGTAACATCTAATTTTGCAACAGCAACCCAACAAGATTCTGTAGGTGTAGGAATCCCAAATCTTTCTGTTATTTGTGTAGCTTGTTCTATAGGCACTTCTATTATCATTTGAACAACATTTCTTGTTTTAACAAGTTTAAAATCTGAATATTCTCCTTTAATAACTGCATCTGTCATAATAATTCTCCTTGCATATTAATTTTTGTTTCTACTTTTTTCTCAGGTTTCCATTGGAAATCGTATAAAGTATAAGGTGGAGAGTTATTAAATTTAGATTTAATAGGTTTAGAATCTGGGTTTCCTGCTAATTTATATTTACATAAATCAGCATTAATGGTCATTTGTAAACCTTCAAAAACTATAATTAATCCACCTTTTTTTATTGCTGTTACTAAATCTGTATTTTTTACAGATACTCTGTTATTCCAAATCTTTTTTACCTTAACTTTTTTCATTAGAACTCCTCATTATTGTATGGGCTAGTTACCCAGAAATATTCTGCTTTAAGCTGTCCATAATCTTCTAACTCTGTAATCTCTTGAAAAAATTTAAATTCATTACCTTTTAAGTGTAACTTTCTATGGCATCTAACACATAAAGGAACACAATCTTTATCTCCTGCTCTTAAACCCATACCTCTTTTACTATATAAAGGTTTAAGTAAATGATGTACTTGTATATCATTAGAACAAAAACCTTTTGTATAGCTTTGCAAGATGCAAGGTTTTTCGGCAAGCCAAAGAAGGTGTTTCTTATTGGTGTATCGCATTAGAAAGATATATCATCTTCTATAAAACCTTGATTAGAAATATCTTCTACTTTTGGTTTATACTCTTGTATCTTTACAGATAAATAATTATTACCTTTAGCAGATTGTCTATCCCAAACAGCTATAGCCATATTTTTGCTTGGTGTATTTACTTCTACAATCCCTTTACCATTAGGTGCTTTATCATTGTCAGATACATTAGGCTTAATAGTAGCAATCTCTTGCACTAAAACTGTAACATCTTGACCTTGTGCATTTTTTCTATTAATAGCCAGAACTCGCCTATCTTTACCTTCAATATTAATAGTACCTTGTTTTACAACTTTAGGTTCTTCTCCTTCTCTTAATTCAAATAAAGCTCCAGAATTTGTATTATCGTATTGTGTCATTGTTTCCTCCTATATTGTTTTATTAATTAAAGCATCTAATTCCGTAAAAACTTTTGCTTTTACTTTGGCGTTTATTGACTTTTCTGCTTGTATTTTTTCATTTATCTTAACGATTTCATTTTTATTTGCTTTTAAATAATCATTATGAAGTTTAGACATTTCTGATAAATAGGTTTCATACTTACTGCATGTTTTAAGTTTACTGCCATCTAAATCATAAATATCATAAGACATGCTAAAAGTATTAGTAGGCATTTCATTCGATTTAGACTTAGGTTGCACAGCTTTATTACCATCATCATCTTCTTCTCCTACCATACCTAGCATTGCTTGTAATCCATAACGTCTAGCATAGGTAATAGCACTACCTAATTTTTGTGCATCATCTGGGTCCTTAAGTTTTAAAGGTACTCCTCCATCTTCTATATATTGACCAGATTTATGAAAAATTCTTGTTACTAAACAAGATACATTATCTCTAGTTATATTTAATTGCATTACACCTAAATCATATTTTGCTAGAGTTTTTTTAGCTATATTCAAACTGTCCTCTAAAGTAGCATATTTACTTTTAAAAAAAGGATTGTTTGCACTTTTCTTAGGATTAGACATTTCATTTGTTGCTTTAACTAATTGGCTGTATAGTAAGTCATTAGTGTGAAAATTTAAATCTTCTGCTGTAGTCATATTATATCTCCCATATTTTTTTAGCTTCATTGATTTTTGTACTGTTCCATCTCCAATCATCAAAATCTGGTATTAATATTTTACATAATTCTTGAGTATCATTAGATAGTGATAAAAACTTTCTAAGACCTAAAGCAGATTTTTTTATAATTTCTAAATGTGGTTTTGGATTTTTAAGCTTCATACAAATAGTTTCTTTTCTAGTAATAAGGTCAATCCACAATTCTGTGTTTTCATTACCTATAGCATGACCATATAAAGCTAACTGCCTTGCGTGAGCGTTAGTCATCTCATTGATTCTTTTACTAGATGTTTTGCAATCTCTTATTTGGTGATTATTATCTAATGTACCAAATTCAAAATCTACATAACCTATAAAAGGTATTTCTATTTCTTCAAAATCAACTTCTATTTTTCTTTGATAGCTAGTACATTCTGGTAAATTTCTAAAATGTTCTATTCCTGCATTAATATATTCTGGAATAGTTTTTCTTTCTTTTTCTATTTTTATAAGATCACCATCAAGTTCATTTCTATCATCAAACTCTTGGTAGGCTATTTCTGTAAAAAGTTTATTTGGTGATACTTTATCAAATAAAGCTTTTTCAAAGGCTACTTCTAAAGCAGAGCCTCTCCAAGCAGAAGCACCATACTCATCAAATCCACCTGCTATTTTATATAGATAAGATGCAGGGCTACTAATCCATTGATTTATACTTGATATACTTAAATGATCTATACCATGCCAAGCAAAAGGACTATTGCTTTTTCTAGGGGTGGTCATTCTATAATCTGCTGTCATATTTTTTCTCCTTGCGATTTACGACTTTTTATTATAAATAGTAATATATATTAATATTATAAAAAAGTAAATTATTTTTTTAATTAATTAAAAGATTGTTGTAAAAATGGAAACTTATTTTAAATATAGAAATAAGCCTACTACGGTAGATGGAATAAAATTTCATAGTAAAAAAGAGGCTAAAAGGTATCAAGATTTAAAATTGTTAGAACTAGGTAAAGTAATATCAAACTTAGAATTGCAACCTGTAATACCTCTTATGGTTAATGGAGTTAAAATAGGCAGATACACAGGTGATTTTAAATATATAGAAAATGGAAAAGAAGTTATTGAAGATGTTAAAAGTAAAGCAACAAAAACAAGAGATTATATGCTAAGAAAAAAGATTTTAGCTACTTATGATCCACCTATTCATATTAAAGAAGTCTAAGCAGGGTAAAAAGGAATTCCTTTGGGGAGGTCATTTTTTTCTACCCTGCCAGATAGAGAAACATATGAAAGCAAATTAAAGTGATATTTAGCAAAAATAAAAATCGGCTATTATTATAGCCTAACGAAAGGAATTTGCTTTCATATGTAAATCATTTTTAACATTTTATACAACTAATAACAAGTTTAAAATTATATAGTTGTTTTTTTATTTTATTTATATAATAATTGAATTAGCAAAAATTTATAAATGAAAGGATTATATCATGAGTTTTATATTAATGGCAAAAGCCCTAAAGGTTGATTTCCCAGATTCACAAACTAAACTTTTAATGCTTGCTTTGGCAGACTATGCTAATGAAGAAACAGGTGAATGTTATCCTAGCTTAACAACACTAGCTAAAAGAGCTTGTATGTCTAAATCAACAGTAGCAGTTAAATTAAATTGGTTAGAAGAATATAAATGGATTACTAGGGATAGAGGAACATTTAATAAATCTACAAGGTATTATTTAAATTTAGATAAAGAAACAGTAGTCACAGAGGATGACAGTGTAGTACGACAAACTGACAGGGTAGTACGACAAACGGACAGTGTAGTACGACAAACGGACACTAACCTACCAATAACCTATAAACAACCTATAAATAAAAATTATAATAAAAAGATTTCTGCCGATAGTAATTATTGTAAAACTTTTGAAACTATATGGAAAAACTATCCCAATAAAAAAGGTAAAGCTATTGCTTATAAAAAATATCTTATGGCAGTAAAAAAATATGGAAAGGATGAGATTTTAAATCGCAGTAGAATTGTTATTGAAGATTATAATGCACAAATAAATCGTAAAGAACTAGAAAGCAAGTACATACCTCACCTCAGTACATTTTTTAATCAGGAAAGGTATCAAGATTGGGAAATTATTGAAGAACAGAATAAACCAAAAAGGTTGACCAAGAATCAAATGGCAGGTTAAGATATTATGAATTTTATAGTTTTGAGAGATTACAGTAAATTAAATTCTAGTATTTATGGGGATAAACACAGTATTTTTTTTAATTTAATTTCTCAAAAACCATTGTGAGGATATTATGTTATTATTTAAAACAATTATTGCACTATTAACAATACCATTTATAGCAAGTGCAGAGCCAGAATTAAGGTTTTGTGAAGGGGAATATGCCTTATGCGCTGCTTCTACAGGTGTTATAGCAGGTGAATTTGTACGAGCTAACAATGGTGAAAAATATCCTGCCGCTACCGTTTTATGTCCAATATTTAACGGAAAAGCTTTAGCTGATCTTAATGGTGGTAATATGAATGGAACTTGTGATACTCCAAATAAACAAACTATTTGGTCATTATTTTCCGTACAATCAGAACAACCTCAAGAGATGTTAGATTGGGAAGTTGGTCAAGCTATACCACAAGCATGTGGCTCAGATACTAACGGTGCAGGTCAAATGGCTAATTGTTTTAGTTTTTTATGCGAAAGAATTGGAAAAATTAATGGTGTAGAAGTAGCATCTTGTACTTGTCCTGTAGGTCAATCTCCTACTAATAATACACCTTATGCAATCCAAGCAGGTCAAGGTGATAAAAATTATTGTGCAAATGTTCCTGTAGGTGCACCATTATCTTGGTTAGAGTAATTGACAATTAGTATTTAACGCACTACCTTAATTAAAACAAATATAAGGATTTTCATGAAAGTATTAATTATCTTTATATTGATGGTCTACATAAGTGGACAAGCACTTGCTCAAACAAATACCGTTTCATCAACATCATCAACTGTATCTGGTACTACTACTATAGACCGAGTACCCAGTAGTGCGTCTGCTCCCTCTATAGTTATTAATAATCAAGATGTTTGCTCTGTTGCAAGCTCTATGGCAATACAAAGTCAAATATTAGGGATTGCAGGAGGAACAACGTCAAGAGATTTAAATTGTGAAAGACTTAAATTATCTAGAGCTTTAAATCGAATGGGTATGAAAGTTGGTGCTGTAGCTTTACTGTGTCAAGACGCAAGGGTATTTCAAGCGATGGAAATGGCAGGTACACCTTGTCCGTTTATGGGAAAAATTGGGCTAGATAGTGCTAAAGCATGGGCAGAGAACCCTGAGAAAAGACCTGACTATGATGAATGGTTAAAAGCTAACAAAATAGAAACAGAGGAGATTATAACAGATGAAGGTGCTTTTAGTATTTTTAGTGTTTTTCTTTTATTGCTTCTCCTCTAATGCTCAAATGCAAGAAGAAGGTACGACTGTTACAACAGAAACTACTTCGGAAATTCAAGGTGATTTAGAAAAAGTAACCACAACTACAACAACTACAGTTATAGAAAATAAAAATAGTGGTGCAATATTAAGTAGCGAATCAACAGGTATCGTAGCTGAAAAGTACGAGGGAGATATGGACATAGATTGGGGTGGGCAAGGTCCTATCAATTCGCATACTTCTTGCAATGGAAAACTAGGAGAATATACAGGTAATAATACTTGTGCTTCTGCTAGACTAGATTCCTTAACTACTTGGAGGCAAACAGTAGACCTTAGTCAGTTTTCTATTGATGACGGAGGACAAGTAAGATGGGAAATGCGTTTTGGAATGGAACCGAGCATGTATGATGATGCTAATAAAAATGCTTTTGTAGAATTAAAAGGTTATGATGGTGGTGCTTTACAATGGACAGATGTTTATAATGTAGATAAATCAACTTTTTCTTTAAGCACTTCTGGTACATCAAGTGGAAACTATCTTGGTCCTAATGGTTTCATATACGATAATCTTGATTATGCAGGAGGTTTAGACTCTCTTTATATTAATATCGGAGGATATGGTGAGTTTATGTTTGATTCTGTTTGGTTTGATATTTATTATAATCAAATAGAAACAACAATAGCAGAAACAATAGTTTATAATTTAATTGAACAAGAAATACAAAATAATACAAGCATAGTAATAGATTATAACTATAATAGTGGCGGAGATAATTTAAATAACACTTTAGCTCCAACAGATGTAGCAGTTATAGATTTAGGAATAGAGGACACTTCACCACCGATTGAAGATTCAGGCGGTGATTCAGGAGGTATTGATAATAATTTAGGTGGGGTAGATAATATGTCAACCACAACAATAGACGTTTTTACAAATATAGATACATCTACACCTGTAGTAACTCAGACAACAGATAGTGGTGCAGGAGCAAATGTAGATACAATGTTTAATAATATAACAATGGACATTGACCAAGATCAAATTTCAAATATACAAGTAGCGGTAGCGGATATAGCAAATACAGATACAACAACAACAACAACTCAAGATACAAATACAGATACACCAACGGTAGAAACACCAACTACAGAAAATAATACAACAGGTGCTACAGATGTAGCAGTTAATAATGTTGAAACTAATAATGAAATAGAACCGCCAACGGTCAATGCTCCTTCAGAAAGTGAAGGAACAAATGAAAACACTAATACAGAGAATATTCAAGAAGTTGAGGCGACAGAAAACGCCAAAGTGGAAAGTAATTCTACAAACGAAGTTAATACGGACTCAACTTCAAATGAAAATGAAACTGAGGTTTCTGAAGCACCGAATAATGAAGAAAGCTCAGAAGCAGAATCAAATAATCAAGTAACAGAAAAAACAGAAACAGAAGAAGTTCAAGAAGAAGCTAAAGAAGAATCACAACCAGAAGAAACTGAAACAGCAAGTGGAGGTGGCGAAGAAGAGCCAAAAGAACCTGCTGAAGAACCAAAAGAAGAAGCTCAAGAGGAAGAAGAGCCTAAAAAAGAAATAGCTCAAAAAGAGGAACAAAAAGAAGAACCTAAAAAAGAAGCTAAAGAAGAACCAAAGGAAGAGTCAGAAGAAAAACAAGTAGCTGAAAAAGAAACAGAACAATCAAAACCAGAACAAAAACAAACTAAAGAAGAAAAAAAAGAAGAGCAAAAACAAGAAAAAGCTAAAAAGATAATGGCAAATTTTGATAGTCAATATGACGCTATAGCTCAAATAACAACGCTTGCTTTAGTTAATGCTCTTGGTCCTAATATGAGTAGCTATTCTCAAGAAGTTATTGTTCAAGCTCCTACTTGGTATGAACCAAAAGATATTTATTCTGATGTTATAATACCAGATCCTTTAGGCAACTATTTTGGAGTTCGTGATAGTTTAACCTATAATAAAATGATTGATTTGCAATATGAGTAATGAAGTAGAATACAAAGGAATAAAAATAAAAGGGGGAAAGTTATTATTAATATTCCCATTATTAGGTACAATAGGTGGTGCAATATGGGCAGGATTTGAAGGATATGCCCGATGGGTTGCTATGGAAGATAAAATAGCAAATTACACAGCTCCAGATTTAAGCGGCTTTACAAAACAATTAAGTGAATTTGATACTGTCGTTAATGTTACGAATGAAAAGATACAAAACCTAGAAACTAAATTAGAAACAGAAATTAATAGTATGAGTACCTTACTGCAAACAGAAATATCTACAGCATTAGATTTAGTGCGTTCAGCACAAGGAGATGCCAGAGATATTCGCAATGAACTGCGTAAAGATATTAATGAAGTCATGGATGCAATTAGTGCAGTTGATAAAAGAAGTAGAGCATCAGATACAGAAGTAAGAAATTCAGTAAGAAATGCAGAAAATGAGGTCAGAACCCTTATCCAACATGCAGAAGATCGCTTTGATGCCAAGAGAACTGCTATAGAGTCAGATGCTACTAGACGAGCAGATGTCCTTGATGGTAAGTTAAAGGAACTAGAAGATAGGTTGAGAGATATGCTTACAAAAGCCTTAAATAATCCATTAGCAGGTCAATAATGTTTTTCTTAGGTATAAATATATTAATAATACTATCGGCAATAGTAGGTGGTTTAATTAATAAAATATTTAATAAAAAATTTAGTTATTGGAATTTACAAAATGCTTTCTGGTTTGGCTTATTACTTCCAGACACTACAAACTATACCATATATCCAATAGCGTTAATTGTAGGGTACTTATCATGCCGTTATATGCCTATTTTTGCAGAGTATGTAGCTAGAAAAATCTTAGCAAGGTATAATAGAAAAAGATGGGCTAAATATATTCATAAAAAAAACTAGATATCAACATCATTATTAATACCTAGTTTTTTCTAAAAGTGTCAAAATATTATGGATAAATGCTAACTTAGAACTTGGTTTACTAAGAAACTGACAACCATATAATGTTTCCAAACATATTTTGTTCAAAGATATCCTATTTCATATCTAGGAGAATTACAGTCAGTTTTACCGTCATCTCTAAAACATTGTGATAACAAATGCTAACCATGATATCATGCCAACAAAAATTAAAATTTCTCTCAGTAATAAAATATATTTATTCATCTTCATTCTCCATTTGTTTTTTTAAATAATACTCAAATTCTTTTTGTTGATAGTTTATATCTTTTATTAATAATGATAAAACAGCTTTTGCCCTTCCAATATTTTCTGGTTTACTGTCATTTAAAAGACCAACTATTTTATTTAATTGGTCTCTTGTTTTTAATAAATTTGTATCCATTATGCCTCCTCACATTCTAAATAATATCCATCAATTTTTTCAAATCCTATTCTAGAAACCATAAACCATTGTTTATTAGATTTAAGTATATCTCCTACACTCATTGAATGATGTGGTTTACAAGCTAGAATTTTTGAATTATCACC